AGCGTCGTTGGGATTGTCCGGCTTCCACACCCTCAGGTGCGGTTGGCGGGTCTCCAAGTGGTCTTCTGGTGAGACTTCCTTGGTTCCTATGATCACCGCCTAAAGAGGGGTGTGATCTGCAGAACAGGGCTCGGGAATTGGCTGGAAAGAGAGGGATCGAACCTCTATCGACCCGTTAACAGCGGGCTGCTCTACCATTGAGCTACATTCCAATTGGTGGCGCGGGTTGGGTTCGAACCAACGACCTCCGGTATTTCAAACCGGCGCTCTACCTACTGAGCTACCTTGCCAGGGCGGGGCCGAAGCCCCTTAGTGGGAGACGCTGTCGTAGAAGGCGATGAGGCGCTTGCCGCAGTCGGTCTTCTCGGTCTCCGATTTCTTCAGCGCAGCGATCAGGAAGATCACGCGCTTCTTGGTCATCACGCCGGCTGCCGGTGGGGCAACCTGGGTGCTGAAGCATATCCGCAAATCGGCGGGCAGCTCGGGGTAGGTTGGTGCGACGATCCTATTTCCAGAGGTCGCGCAACCGCTCAGTGTCAGTGCCACTAAGGCAGACGCTATCGCGATCTTGAAGCGTGTCCACATACTGGTTCAGCTCGTCGATTTTGGTGGTGAGTGCGACCTGGCGTTTGGCCGCTTCGGTGGCGAGGATTGCGTCCGACAAGCGGGCGTCTTTCTCGTTCTTGAGGTTCAGCTCAGCGACCTTCAGGTTTCCCTTCAGGAGCGCCGTTTCGGCTGCGTGTTTGGCGTCGAGCCGGCCCTTTCCGTAGATCACGCCGATGAGGGCGAGGACGGCGAGTAATCCGGCGAGGTAGGCATAGACCCGAGGAATGATGGTCCGGTCTCCTGCTGGTTGAAGAAGTTGAGGAAGCGGCGGTAATCCATGTGGCCGACACCGACATAGGCTCCGTAGAGGGAACCGATCAGGGCCAGCGAGGATGCCACTGCGGCTGTCCCTTGGTTGGTGTAGAGGCTGTAGAACGCGAGCCCCCAAGCCAGCCCGGTGTTGCCGAGCAGGAACATCTTAGAGGTGCGTCTGCTCGACTTGACCGTCACTGGCCGTAGCCCGAGGTGCGGAGAGCCTTCTCGAACACAAGGCCGATCTTGGCGATCTCAACCTTCTTGTCGACACCGTTGATGATGCGACGGGCTTCGACCATCTCGCGCATGTCTTCCACGTCACCCTCGTCGATGCCGTCCATGTAGTCAGCGAGCTTCTTGCCGGTGAACCAGCCTTGCTCCATGCCGACGAACAGGATGACGACCGCGTACTCGGGGCGCATAACCAGCTCGGGGTTCTTGACGAAGTCCACGTTGATCCCGAGGACCGTGCGGAAATAGTCGGAGGCCTTCTTGTAGTTGTAGTCCCACGTCAACTGGACGTAGCCACGACCGTAGAATGGCCAGTATCGGAGGTGCGTCTTGCGCCATGCCTCGGCGTTCTTGACCCAGTTCGCCTCGGCCACGGGCTGCATCGTCCTGCCGGTTTCCCAGTAGGTCGTCGCGAGCATGTACGTGAGGCGGTCGAGAGGTGTCTTTACCCTCTCGGCTTGGTCGAGGATCAGCGTGAAGCCGGCCACCTGAGTGGCAGCCAGAGGTCCAAACGCAGAGCGCACCGCAGCGAAGAATGCTGGGCGGTTCATGATGTCCTTAGAAACGAGTGAAGGCCCCCACTTGCGATGCAGAGGTGGAGGCCATGTCACTTATCGGATGTTGTTGGACCGAGCGAGCTTCTGCTCGACCGTGGTCCGGTATGCGTGGTCCTTGGCGTAGCGCTCGTCAGACATCGCTTGCGACACCTGAGCCCAGCTTGAGAACACGTCAGAGGCGTTCGCACCGGGCTTGCCGGCGACGAGCGTCGGTTCTTTCCCGTTGGCTGCCTCGTACTTGCCCTTGAGCTGTTCCATGGCGATCACCGCCGCGTTCACGTCGGCACCTTCGAATGCTTTGTTGAAGGTCTCGATCTCGGCTGCGGGGATGGAAGTGGACGCCCATGCGAACATGCGGTCCATGCTTTCCTTGCCACCGGCAGCACCAGTGATGCGCTGGGTTGCGACCTCAGCGAGAGCCTGCTGGCCGGCGATGAAGGCGTCGACAGTGGCGCGGTCGTGACCAATGGCCTCGGCAGCGGCGTAGTCGGCGTCTGTCAGCTTGCCGTCCTGAGACAGGAACTTGGCGTTCAGGTCAGCGACGACCTCAGAAGCCTTCTTCGGGGCAGCCTCAGCAGCGGCCTTATCGGCAGCTTCCTTGGCCTTCTCGGCGTCGGTCTTCTCGGCTTCCGGCTTGGGCTCTTCCTTGGGAGCGCCGAGCTTCTTGGCCAGTTCGTCGTAGGCCTTCTGAAGGTCTTCCGGGGTCTGGAACTTCTCGTTCAGCCACTCGGGGCGAGACGGGGCAGCCTTCGCCGCTTCTTCAGCAGCAATCTTGGCTTTGGCCTCGGCCTCGTTCGTCGGGGCGACAGCAGCGGCAGCCGCGAGAGCAGCAGCGCTCTCCTCGGCAGACGGCTGGGCGGCTTGGACCTGTACGATCTCAGCCACTTAGAGGGTCACCAACACGTTGCCGCTCAGGAGCAGCTCATGGTTGGCGGGGAGCTTGGCCTCTTTGGCCTTCTTCGGGGCAGCCTTCGGGGCTACCTCGGCGGGGACCTCAGGGGTCTCCGTCTTGGTTTCAGTTTCATCAGCCATTCTGTTCTCCTGTCGTGGCTTGCGGGGGTTGGGCTTGCTGTTTCATGCCCTCTTTCGCCATGCCGCCCAGTTGGGAGATGGCTTGAGGACCGAGTTGCGAGATCATTTGCTGTTGCTGCGCTGCTTGATCGGCTGCCTTCAGCTCTTCGTCGGTGCGGATCAGACCACCCATGTCGATGCCGAGAGCGGCACCACGGCGCTTGAAATACTCACCGAGATTGACATATCGGCCAATCACCTCAGGGCCACCGAGCTGGGCTGCGCCGGCCAGGAAGCTGTCGAGGTTCTGCAGATCGTTGCCGCGACCAAGGGCGTCGAGGCCCGTAACGATGGTCGTGGAGGTGATCTCCTTGGGAAGCGGAGCCACCTTGCGAACGAACTCCATGCGCGCCTCGAACAGTCGGGCGACGGGGAGCTGGAACTCTTCAGCGAGCAGCGAATAGACGCCGCCAAGACCCTGATCGAGTTCGCCGGCCATGTACCGAATCTCTTCCGCCGTGACCCTCTCACCCTTCCGCTGAACGGAGGTGTTGAGGAGGAACGCGAAGGAGAGCCGTTCGGTGAGCGATTGGATGAACCGTTCGGCCACCGCGAAGTCGGCCTGCTTGTCGAGCCTGAGGGGCTGGATCATGTTGATGTCGCCCTGGACGAATGCGCCGTTCTCGGCCTTCGACAGCTTCTCGACGCGGACGGTCGAGTTGGGGGACACGATCCAGACAACCTTCGCACCTTGCACGGTGCCGTCCCGTAATGCTTCGGTCAGGACGTCGAGGGAGTTCAGGTCGCCAATGTACTCGTCAACGAAGCCACGACCGTAGTCCTCGCCTTCCACATAGGTGAAACGCAGGGGCAGCCAGGGCAGCTTGTCTTTGGGGTACGAGCCCGAGTATTCGCCATCGATCTGCACACCGTCGATCTCTTGGACCACGATGTACTGACTGGAGGCGTCATCGAGCGTGATGAGCGTGTAGACGTCGACCGTCGCTTCCTTGTCGCTATCTGCAACGTCGGAGCTTGCGATCTTGGCCTTGATGTCCTCGGACAGAGCAGCGCGAGCGATTTGCTCTTTGATGACGATGTCGAGAACGTTGCCCGACGGATCACGATTGACCACGTAGGACGACAGGCGGAAGCCGCGCGGCTTGCCCTTCTTCGGGATGAAGATCATGTAGTTGCCAGCCAGCACGAGCTGACGGCAGGCTTCAAAGGCAACGGGCCGGAACATGGAACCGTTCATCTCAGACAGAACCGCACGTTCGCGGGCGCTGAGTGCCTTCTCGATCTCACCCCTTTTGTCGTCGGCCTTGGTCAGGTCCTGCAGGGCGATGTCGTCGATTTCGTATTTGAAGAAAGGCGCGTTGATCGGGAACAGGCTCTGGCTCAGCTTGGAAGCGAGGAACCTGAGACCGCGAGCGCCTAGACCTTGGTTAGGCTCTACGAAGTCAGCAGCCCCTGTCGTGCCCTCTTTGGGGAACAGGTAGGGGACAGTGAGTTCAGCAGCCCGACGAGCCCGCTTGAGATACGGGTCTCTGTCGGTGACTAGCTGTTCGTAAAGAGCCTTCGCTGAGATGGTAATCTTAACGTCGGCCAAGGGTTTATTGCGGGATGTTGATACCGGACCCGCCAGTTCTGGCCAGCGGGATCGTCAGTGACTTGCGGCCGCGACGGGCAGCATTTGCGTTCGCGCCTTCCTGATTGGCGAGGCGGGATGTTTCGTTCAAGACAGGGGCCAGAGGCTTGTCATTGGCCGGGGGCGGAGGAGGAGCGACGGGGTCGGCCTTCTCAATCTTTGGCTTTGAGCACATTTGCGAGGAGGTCTTCTTCCTGGTTGAGGAGCATAGCTGCGATGTGAGTGATCACTCGCTGTTGTCCGATCAAAGCCCCAAGCTCACGGTCGGAAATCTCTAAGGGCGGGAGTTTGTCTGGGAACACCTGTTTCAGGTACGCCATCAGTTCCCGCGTGACTGCCGGAGGAGCAAGAAACCCCTCCGTAGTGCTAGTGGAAGCCTTAGTCACGGCAACTCTGACATCAGGATCGGAGGCCAGACGTAGTCGAGTATCTTGCCCTTGAGTTCGTCAATCGTCCCATCGTTCTTGATCGTGTGGGTGACCCAATCATCCCCGATGCCGGCCTCAGCGACATGGGTTGAACCCTTCCGACGAGCGACCTTTGGTTTGAGCTTCACGACGTCGCCGCCGATTGCCCTGACGGTCTCAGCCTCGTTGTCGAAGCGGCAGTCGTCTGTGACCACCGGCTCCGCGATGCTGTCGACCTTGCGAGCCCATGCGTTGATCCAGAAGTTCTGGCCCATGCACACGCGGCCCCATTCGGTCCCCAAGGTCTGCATTGCGTGACGCGGGGTGCAGCCGTTGAGGTAAGGGCAGGGTTCCTCTTTCAGGTCCCCCTCGATCCGCCGCTCGATCTCGACCTCGTCGGTCAATCCAGCAGCCCGGTAGAATGCCCGCACCATGTCCTTGAGCGGTCCTGCGAACTTCACTGGCGTGTAGCCATGGACGTCCGCGAGATACTTGGCAGCCTCGGACTTGCCGGAACCCGCAGGCCCCGACAAGCCGATAACTCTCGATGCCATCAGATGATGCCGATAGCCTTGAGGAGCTGGACCGACAGGGGCGCTGCGGTGTGCAGGACGTAGTGGCCCCCGAGCTTCTCCCAGGCGTCCCGGTTCACGGCGCGGTCGTCGACCAGCACGTCACCCGGCGAGCAGAACTGAGGCTTGTCCTTGGTCTGGCAGCAGATCACCTCGACGTCAGCGCCCAGGTAGTGCTTGACCCAAGCCCGCTTCTGCCGCTCGACCTCGTCAGCACCCGCCTTTGGGAGCGCCGTGAGGATCACCGGCTTGGTCTTCTTGACGGCGTTCCAGAGGTACTGAGCGTCACCCATCAGCGGCAGCCCGCCGAAGAAGTTCGGGTAGGCGTTGAGCTTGTCCCAGAAGGCGTCTGGGCCGTGGACGAACTCCCACTTGTAGATGTTGTCGGTGCCGAGGATGATGCCAGCGCCGAGGTCGAAGTTGGCGAGAACGCCATCCAGATCGAGGTAGAGAGTAGGCTTCACGGTGTCCAGAGGATCGGTTCCTTCTTTGCGTGGTCGTAGTCGTCGTTGTGGAGGATGCGGGCCAGTCGAGCCTGCAGGAGTGCGTCTTCAGCGGTCAGGCCGGCACGAGCGAACTGGTGGAGAACCACGTCCCAAAGGGTGGGCACGTCGATCTCTTTCCAGCGGGTCTCGGTCTCGCCCTTGCGCTTGCCGCGCTCGATGGTGTGTTCGTAGCTTTCCAGCCCGATACGGCGTGTCAGAGCGTCCTTGGCGGTCACCGGCCCCATTCCTGGGCAGCCGGGATAACCGTCCGTGATGTCGCCGGTCAGGGTCTGTGTGAGCCAGTTCAGCTCGGCCTCTTCCGGCGTGACCTTGATGATCTCGCCATTCCGGTAGATCAGGCCGGGGATCGTCAGCATGTCCTTGTCCTGGGACACGATGACCTTCTCGCCCTTGATGATCCGAGGGTTGGTCGCGAGGATGCCCATGACATCGTCGGCCTCGATACCGGGCTTGAACTTCGCCCCGTGTTCCTCAATGAGCCAGCGCTTCACCTCATTGGTTCCAACTGGCTTGCGGGCGCGGCCCTTCTTGTAGCCATGGTAGAGCTGGTGGCGGAACGTCTCGCCTTTCGACAGGGTGATCACCGAAGCGTCGGCGTCGAGGTCCCGTTCAAGGCGTTTGATGGTGTGGAGGATGGTGGACTTCACTTCCCCGACGTCGCACGTCAGGGTCCACTCATCGTCGCCCCAGTCGGTCTCGACTTCGAGGGCAGCTCCAGTCGATACGACGAGGATGTCCCCGTCGATCAGCAGTGTTCTCAGGACTGTATCTCCGTTTGTTCGATGCGGTAGTTGAGTTGGCC